CGGGACCTGCTAGATCCCGCCTTTCGTGCGCTCGAGGTAGTCGATCAAATCGTCGTGAAGTTCCAAAAACTCATCGACCGTTAGCGCGTCGATTTCAGACGGTTGAACCCCGAAAACCGCCATTAAGTCGGCCCGGAGGGCGCGCCAGTTGGCAGGCAATCCGCGAGAAAAGGGTCAAGTAGCCGCTGAATGCCCTTGAAGTCCCGACTATCGAGCGCGTCGATAAGCGCCTCAGGTTCGCCCGAAAGCACTGCCATCGTCCGCGCCTGAACGTCGATCAGGGTTTCAACGTCGCGCGATACCCGCTTCAACTCCCCGACGGTCATCGTCGTCTTGAAACTTAGTTCTTCGACCAGCCGCGACGCGGTGAACTGAACCGGGTGATTCAGGGAATAGGTTACTTTCTCGCTCATGCGATGATCTCCTCGCAGCGGGTTGCGGTAAACTTCAGATCGACCGAGCCGCCGTCTTTGCCGGTGATCTTCGGGCGATTGTTTTGGCGGGCCTCGGACAGAATGAAGCGCTGGCCGGTGTCGTACTCGACGACAACGGTAACGCCGCACATCCCGACAAAGCGCTGAACGCTATCGCCCGGCTTCACCATCAGCTTGATATTCAGCTCAGCGGCTTTGAACTCAGAGGTGAAGCCGGTTTCGTAATCGCCCTCCACCTCTTTCAACTCGTCGCCCGCCAAGGTGAGTTCCACGCCCTTCTCAGTGCGCAGAACCTCCCCATCGACCGTAACCCGGCCCTTGCCGAGAACGCGGTCGCCGCAAATTCCAGCCATTGCAGGCCTCCCTTAGTTTAGATGATGAACTGCAACTGCCCCGCGAAGACGCGGAACTGGTTGACGAGGTTGGTGGGGATGAGGGCGTTCACCCGGTTGCGGTCGCCTACGTCCCGCTCGACGACGATCTCGCGCTTGAAGGTGTCGATGTTCTCGACAAGCCCTAGGCTCTCCCACAGCAGGGCGCGGGCGATCAGTTCATCCTTCAGCAGGTCCGGCGTCACGATGGGCTGCCCGGCCAGAATGCGCGTCCCGTTATCGGCCAGCTTATGGCGCGGAAATTTGCTTTCGATCAGGAAGCGGATGTCCTTCCGCAGGAACGAGAGGGTCGCGGGCGTTTGCACGTCCAACCACGCCGCGTCCTGCTGGCCCCAGGCGTTCTTCTGATAGGTCGTGATTTCGCGCTGGATTTGCACGCGCCCGTCGCTGCTGACCATGAACGTCGCAATGCCGTCATAGAGCAGGATGTTCTGTTCGTCCTGGCGGAAGCGGTCGCCCGAAGTGGGCGGCAGCAGGCCCTTGAGGATGAGGGTATGGATCGGGCGGGCCGGATCGATGGGAAGGTGGAAGGCTGCAACCGCGCCATAGGCGGCAGCCCATTCGTAAGCCGGGCTCGGGGATTTGTTGAACCCCATGCACGAGACGAACTGATTGTTGCGGGCGTTCCCCCAGGTCGAGAGTTGCGCCAGGGTGCCGCGCCGGGCAGTGAAGGCGATGGCTTCGCGCATCACGGTCGGGCCGGACGCGGTGAGCAGCCAATCATCCAGCACCGCCATATTGGCCGGATCGGTCCACGGCACGATCAAGAACTCATAATGCTCCCCGCCAATCGCCGCCAGAACCGTTGTCAGGTCCGGGTTCCCGGCCCCGACCACCGTTTGCGTGAAGACCATCGCCACGCCGCCGGGCAGCCGCTCGCCGGGATAATAGACCGGGCGCAAGTCGATCTCGTTCCCGCCTTCCCCGGCGTTGCGCGCGGTGAGGGTCAGGATCGAGCCCGTGCGCGTCGCCGTCACCGGCAGGTCAGCATCAAGGTTAATCGCGGTCAGCAGGTTGGTGGCGACCGTGTCGGCCGTCTCAGCGGGCTTCACCCGTGCTTGCACGCGCCGCCCGGCAATGTAGAGAGACAGCAGCCCGCTCTCGGTCGGCGCGGTGCCGGTCAGATCGACCGTCCAGGCGGCTTTGACGCCTGCCCCCAGGTCCGAAACGCCGATGGCGTAGGTCTCGGTATAGGCGTTGTTCTCGCGCACGCGAGCGATCATCTGGTGCAGTTGCGAGCCCGCGCCGAAGCCGATGCGCGCTTGGTCGGAACTGGTGATGAGTTGCGGCACGAGAGGCGCGTAAGTGCCGGTCGAGAGCATCTGCCCGATCACCAGCAGCTTCGTGGGGAATTGCGGCAGGCCGCCCCCCGCCTTGCTGGCGTCGAACTCGATATAGGTGAAGGGCGTCCGAATCGTATTCGGGATGTCGTTGAAAACGATCATGCGGGGTTACTCCTGGGCCGCTTTGCGCGGGCGGGCGGAAGTCTGTTCCGAGGACGGGGGAACGATCACGTCGCCATCGGCCAAGCGCCGCAGCCAATAGGGGGTCGCGGGCACGTCCAGGCCTTCCGGTGGCAGGATTTGGCCGGTATCGGGATCGAGAACGCGCAAATGCGTTCCGGGCAGGCTATCGCCAGCCGGGGCGGGTTTTACGAACATGGGAAGCACCTTTTTGCGGGGGTGTGAAAAATGGTGGGATGGGGGTCAGGCTTGCGCGCCGGGGACCGCAATCATGTCGGTTGAAAGGATCGTGTCCTTGAGCGGTTCGGTGCGCGGAATGGCGTATTCCGGGGCAAACCGGAGGAACGGCACGAGGCTACCGTCACCATTGGTCGGGTCTTGTTGTGCGCTGGTCGCGTCCAAGGCCCGGTCGCTCTCGAATAGGAACAGGTGCCAGAGCCGCCCCCGATCCATGCGAAGATGCCGCGACCCGGCATAGGTCAGCGCACCGTCGCACTCGGTCGGAGCCCAGGCGAGAAGCGCATACCAAAGGGCAGCGCGCGCGTTAATGATCGCATGCGGGTGCGGCAAGGCTAGTTCCGCCGAAAGCGCCTGTTCGGTCGCCACCTGCCCCCTGGGGTCAGCCCGGTTATCGAGACAGACCACCACACCGATTTGCTGCCGGATACCCTGGGTCACGTTATCGTCGCCTCGGTTATCGGATGCGGTTTCGCCCATCAGCAGTACCGAGGCCCACGGCATCGCTAATGCCGACGCTTTATCATAGGCCGCGTCGAGCGAGGCCGTACCCATCACGCGCTGCTCAAAAGGTGTTCCGGCTTCCCGAATGCGTCGGATGATTTCAGTCAGCATTACCCGGCCCTCCGAAAGGCGCGCACGAAGGCGTCGACGACAGTGTTCTGATCGGCAGCAGGCTTGAGGAACGGGCGATCCATTCCCTCTTCAAGAAACAGGCCGTAATCGCGCCCGGTTCCGATTTCAGCCGCCATGCCGCCCAGGCGAATATCCATCGACATGCTGGACGCCAACGCCCCGCTATCCGAAGCCGGGGCTTCCCCCGGAGCCGAGGCCTGATGCGGCTTCCCACGCGCCCGGACTGGCACGGCACGGCCTTTTATAGTCACAAAATAGTGAGTATAGACCCGCCCCGACTTGTTGCCGCTCTGGATCGATTCGACGGCGCGGCGATGGACGCCGGTTGCCGCCTCAGCAATCCCCCGGCGCACGTCGGCGGCCAAATCCAGCCCGTCGCCATCGATCACGATTGAGGTTTCGATCATCATGGCGGGCCATCCTGTGAATAGTCGGGGGGCTGCGTGCGGCTGTGCTCGATGACGCTGGCCGCGCTGAAATCGGTGAGGCTTTTGGGATCGGGCAAGCGGCGAAGCTCCTCGCAGGCAAGCTCAAGGAACCGGCTACGTTCATGGATTTCGCGCGCGCCCCTGACCCGGTACAGCGTGCGCTTTCGCGGCCAAAACAACATTCGGTCGAGCCGCTGGACCGCGTCGGTATTGAGATCGTCCAGGCTGCGGGAGGCGCGAAGAAACACCGTCACGCCGGGCTTCGGCTCCTCACCAACCTGCATGCCGTTGATGTACTGCTTCGGCAGGTAGGGCACGATGGCAGCCCAGCGCGTGGCAAGGTCAGTACGGGTCTCAATCAGGCCTACCCAAGTATCCGGGCGCTGGTCGAGGTCTTGCAGAACGATGCGCTCGCGCAAATCGCCGATATCGATGGTCTGCTCGTGCCGGGATTTCAGCAGGGCCATGACCTAGATCCTCAGCAGCCGATAGGGGTTCCAGAGCGCGGCAACGCCGAAGGGAATCGGGTTGCTCATTTGCGCGGTGCCCCCGACGGCAACGGCCTCGCGCGTCTCGTACCAATGGGCGACCAACATCAGCATGCCCTGACGCAGGGGCGTGGGGATTGCGCCCGCCGTCTCGCCGTACCCGGCACGATAGGTGATGGCGATACCGCCGTAAGGGCGGATCGGCTGCGGCCAAGGGGCATAGGGCACAAGCCGATTGCCGGTCAGGTAATAGCTCGCAGGTGTGCCGGGGGCTGCGCTATCGGGCATCGGCAGCACGGTAAAGCCTTCGACCGGATCGGGCGGCGGCGGGGGTTCGGGGGGAGCGGGCGGCTCGGGCGGCACCCAATCCGGCGGCAATGGATCGGGAGGGGGCGGCGGTTCGGGCGGCGGAGGAGGTGGCGGGGGCGTTACGGGAATCCGGGCCAGCACGGCAACCTGCGTTACGGCCAGCACTGGCGGGCGCGGCAGTTCGACCGGCCCCACCGGCCAAAAATCCCGCCACAGCCGCAGCGTCCGCGTGACGAGCGACCGGCGGGTGTGGAGTTCACAGGCTTGGGTCGCCGCGTCGATGAGGGCCGAAATCAGCGCGTCATCGTCGGGGTGATCCACCCGCAAATGCTGTTTCGTTTCTTCAAGGGTGAGCGGCAGCAAGGCCGGGGCAGCGAGAATATCGATCCGGTCTTCCACTGGCGCGCACTCCGAAAAGCCCTCACGTAGCGCAAGGCGCGGTAGGGCAATAAAAAAGAAAGGGCGGCACCGAAGCACCGCCCTCAAGGCTGGGAGGAAAGGGAGAGTGATAGGCGTTAGGCTTGGCCTGCGGCGGTGCCGCGCCGCTTAACCGGCGGCTCGACTTTGGTGACGGCAGGCGCAGGTTCGACCTTGGTTTCCAGCGACTGGGCTTCGGTGGAGTCGTCCAGGTCGGGCTCGACTTTCGCTTCAACCTGCGGCGGCTCGACCTTGGTGACGGGCTGGGTATAGAGTTCGGCATAACCGCCTTTAATGAGGCGTTTCGCCTCTTCGTGCGGCACCCCGGCGACCTCTTCGGCGTTGAAGGGCGCTGCCCCCGCCTTAAAGCGAACTATCGTGTTCATGGCTATTTCCACTTCACGCCGGTCAGAACCGCCACGGCTTCGAGGTGACGCATATTGAAGTCGTGGCTTGCGAGGGCGCGCACAACGGTTTGATCGACGCTGAAGGTCGGCACGACGTTTGCCCCGTCCATGTAGGCTGCTTCGGTCGAGGTATCGATGATGATCCGCATCGAATCACCGATCATCGCCTGGGACATATCGACGAGGTAGATTTCCGACTCATCACCCCCGACACCGAGCGTCCTGGGAATAAGCGTCGTGGTTTTGAACGGAAACCCGTTCAGTTTACCCGTCGCCATTTCGCCCCGGAATGCGAAATCGCCGCTGGCATCGCGGATCGACCGCAGGAACTTCGCCGTACGCGGACCAAAGAACCAGACGGGCTTTGTGAACGGAACGTTCGCTTCTTCAAGCATGAGTTGAAGCGTTTCAAGCTCGTCGGTCACTGCATCCAGTGTTGCTGTGCCGGTGGAAGTAACCTTCTGCCCAGCCGGGCACCAGTTTAGCAGGCCCTTCGGGGTATCGCCGGTGCCGTCGCCACGCAGAAAAGCCACGTCTTCGCGCCGGGCCATTGCCGACAGAACGTCATTCTCAACAACCGCCGACGCCTGCGGGCTGCTGTAACGAATGAGATCGTTCGAGATCGGCACCAGAACCGCGAGCTTCTTCCAACTGAGTTTGATCTGATCGAAGCCGGGCTGGCTTTTCGGGATCGGCTGGGTTTCGCCGATGTAGCTCGCTTGGCTGGCCGTTACCTGGCGCGGCATCGTCAGGTTGCCGTTCGGCATGGGCATCGTGATCGGCTGAGAGGCGCGCACAACGGTGTGCGGCGTCAGCAGTTCGATCATTTGCGACACATAGTCTTCCGGCACGAGCGCCCCGCCCGTGACCTGTGCCCCCGTAGCGAGCGCCTTCGACAGCAGCTTGCCGCGCTCATCGCCCTTCTTCAGCGCGGTTTCCGCTGCACGGTCGGCGTCCCCACGCGCCCCGGCAATGGCGATTGCGATATCGCCGACGTTGATCGGGGTCGGCGCTTCAGCTTTGCCGATGATGCCGGGGCGGTTAAGAGCGGTCTTCATGAGGTCGATCTGATCCGTAAAGGGCTTCAGCGCTTTGGCGATGGCCGCTTCCACATCTTGGGCTGATTTCTGCTGATCGCCCTGGCCTTCCGGCTTCTGTTCGGGCGGCTTCTCGGTTTCAGCCTTCGCCTTCTTTTCGATGTCGAGCTTGAAGCCCTCGAAATCGGCCTTCAGGGCGGCAACGGCGGCGGCATTCGCCGTCATGGCCTCGTTCACCTGCGTCGTCAGCCCGCCAATGGCTTTTGCTACGGCGTCGGTGTCGCTGGCGGCGGACTGTGCGCCGCCCTCGCTCTTGATAACAAGATCGGCGGGGACGGTATCGGTCAAATCACGCGGCATGGATTTATCCTCAGTTGCGGTTGGTCAAGGCGAGGCGCGCGGCGGCGCTCGCTAGGGAGGTTGCGAGGCTCGCGCGGTTGAGTACCGCGACGAGGGTGGACGGGTTGGGGTTGGTGGCTGACTTGACGCCGTCGATCAGCGCGCCGGGCATTGCCCCGAACGTGACGAGGGAGATTTCGCGCAGATCGACTTCGGTGATCCGGCGGACGTTGCGGCTGGCATCACGCACCGACTTAACGATATGGAACCCGACCGAAAGACCGTCGAGCGCCCCCGCCTTCAGCAGGGCATAGGCCTTCGCACCGAAGTCGGTTTCGAGCACGAGACGCCCGGTGACGCGAAGGCCTTTCTCGTCCTCGGTTATGTCGGTCCAAACGCCGATAGGCTCGCGCCGGTCATGCTGCCAGAGCATTTTCGGGGCGCGTTTCGCTTTGCGGGCGGCGGCGAGGGTAGCGCGGAAACAGCCCTTCTCCATAACGTCGTTATCAGTGTCGACGACATTGAAGAGGCTGGCGTAGCCGGAGAAGGTGCCATCGGGCGCGACACCCTCCGGGGCCTCCTTCAGTGAAAGATCGTGCAACAGGGCGTGCCCGTGCTCAATCGGCGGACTGGTCATGTCCCCTCCAGAAATGCAAAAAGCCGCCCGGAGGCGGCTTCAGATGATGGCGATGTAAGGCTTAGGCGCTATTCGGCGGCGGCGGCTATCTGCGGGCGATCTTGCGGCAGGATGGTAATCTCGTAGCTCGCTTCGATCTGCTCGATGGTGAAGCCGCGCGCCAGCATCCTGGGAAGGCTATCAACGATGCCCCGATAGCGGATCGACGGGTCTTCCCGGTCCATCTGTTCGAGCGACAAATACATGTCCGTGGCGTCTTCAATCATGGCCGTCTTCCATATAGCCGCAGGCGTTTAAGCATCTCTGCGTCCGTGAGATCGATACTACCCTTCCAACTGGTACCGAGCAATAATCGTCTGCCATGCTTATGATCTGCAACGCCCCAGATGCTTTGAGGATCATCGTCTAGGATCGTGGCGAGCAAGATGGGGTCATTCAGGCGAAACCCCTCATAGCGCCGCATCAGTTCGGCCCGCAGGCTCTTCCAGCTTTCCGGTGTCGGCGCGAACCCAGCCCGTGCCCAGGTGTAGCCGCCGGTATCAAGGCCCGCCGTGATAGCCACGCGCTCGATCCCTGCCGGAAGGTAGAAATCCAGCAGCAGCGCGGCAAGGTGCGTGCGCCCGATGTTCTGGCCCTGGAATGCCGGTTCGACGATCAGCCCAGCGTTGTAAGCGACGCGGCGGGCGAAATCGAACGTCCGGTCGGCTTCGGCGATCATCGCGCCGGTCGCGTCCGAAAGGGTCATGGTGAGCCGCCCTGAGCCGTTTGGCCTGAGGTCGAACACTACGCGCGGCAGCCCCGGCAACCCTTCCGCCAGCACCCGATAGACTTCCGCCGGGTTACGGTCGATCCAGAGATTCCAGGCGCGCACGGCGTCGTCATCGCCCCCAAGATCGAAGCGGCCTTTCAGCCGGTCAAAATCCTGCCGTGTCCAGCGTGGGCCGGAACCTGAGCCGCCGCCAGCAGGAGGGGAAGGCGGACGAGAACCGCCGCTGCCGCCCCCTAGTCCACCCGGCCCGCTCCCCGTCGCTTCAAGCCGTCGCCGCCCTTCCGCTTGCGCGGCTTCGGAAATCCGATAGGTCAGGCAGCAGCGGCAGCGCACGGTCTCCTTAGCCGGGCCGACGCCAGGGCGCGGCATCTTTGCCCCGCCGACGCTGAAGAACCCATCCATCGCCACGGTCTGCCCACTGGCAGCGGCATGGGTCGGGCGGGTCCGGCGGTCGCCAACGGCGCACCAGGTCTTTTCGGTCTGGTAGCCAAGGGAATCGACGGCGGTGAAGGTCGCGCCGACGCCCGCATTATGGGTTTCGGTGATCGCAATGGTTTCGGCGCGGGTGCGGTTGTATCCGGGCGCGTCCTCGCGGATGCGCTTGGCGATTTCGCTATTCGGCCTACCTGCCGCTAGCCCTTCAGAAATCCGCCGCCGAATCGCCGTCATGGTTTCCGCAGAGGTTTCGTTGAGGTGCGCCAGGGCCTCCCGACCGACGAAGGCTTGCACCGCCTCCTGCCAAGGCCCTTCCAGCCCCGCCCGCTTCAGAACCAAATCCCGCATGGCGGCTTTCGCCGAACGGGGGAGCGCGGGCGGGGCACCGATCAGAATGTCACGAGCAAAGGCTTCCGCCGTCGCGGTGAAATGCTCTTGCAGGATCTTCGCAAGGCGCGACCGATGCCCCGCCCCGACCGCCGGAAGCACCCCGCCGTTTTCGACGGCACGGGCGGCTGCGTTCCACGTTGCGTTCAGTTCGCTTTCAAGCGCGTCGGCCAGGGCGTTTTCGCGTGGGGCAGCGAGCCCGATATAGCGCGCGAACGCCTGCTCGGGGGTATCGCCCCCGAGGATGATGTCACCGGCCATGCTGAATATCCTTAGCCCTTGCGGGTCATCGCCTCGGCGTCAGCCTCTGACCAGCCGTCGCGGATCAAGGCTTGCTTGACGACTGCCGCCGCATCGTCTGACGCCTTGGCCGGATCAGGCCGCGTCGAGCGAGGAGCCGGGGGCAAGGGGGGGGACAGTTTGTCCCCTCCCTCAATCGGCCCATAGCCGACGGCAGCGCGCTTTTCGTCGTCGGTCAGGAAGTCCGCATCTTTCAGCTTGGCGAAAGTGGCGTAGCGCCGTTCCGTCAGCGCCGGGATCGCATCATCATCGATGTCGAACGCCCACCCCTCTTCGCCATAGGCGGGCCAGAGCCACTGATTCACTTCAGCGACGACGAGCCGCAGGATCGGCAGAACCGTATCTTCCCAAAAGCTCAGGCGGGCTTGCTCCATGTTCGCGTAAGTCTGCGCATCGGGAATGCCGATCAATTGAGCCGGCACACCGAAGGCCATAGCGATTTCGATGGCGGCTTGCTGGCGACCGGCGAGCCAATCCATATCCTTCGGCGAAATCGAGAGTTCTTTAGCCGTGAGCCCCCCGTCGAGCAGCAGCACCGATCCGGCGTTGCGGGAGCCCGCATGAAGCGCCTGCAATTCGCCCTTGAGCCGCGCAAACTGTTCGTCGGTAAGCGTTGCCGGGCTGCCGTCTTTGGGCTCATAGATGAGCGCGAGGCTGGGGCGCGCGCCGTTATTCAGCAGCGACTCATTCCAGCGCCCGGCGGCAAGGTGCTGGGCAATTGCGGATATGGCCGGTTGCGTGTCGCCCTGCCCTAGCAACACATCGCGCGGCGAGAACCGCTTGAGATGCAGCAGCGCGCATCGCCCGGTCAGCGGGTCGGGGGTGTAGGTGTGATGACCGAGGCGCGTATCGTTGATCCGGTAGGTCGGAAGCGATAGCGCCGCCTCGCTCACCGAAACCCTATCCGGCTGGATCGGGTACAGTTCGCGCGGCGGCGCGTCCGTATCAGGGCCAACACCGAGGAGATAGGCGTTTCCCCCGATGACGAGATGGGAGACCAGGGCCTCGATCAGCGCTTCCCGCGTCCGCATCAGCGGCGACGGGCGCTTGATGAGGTCGATGGCCGGATGCTGGATCACCTCCTTTCGGTCTTTGCCGCTCGTGTCATAGAGCAGCCAGGGCACCGACGCCGCCGACCGGGCAATGAGCGAAATGCA